TGCGCGTGTTTGGCTTTACGGACTTCATTTCTTCCCTAGTGAGGGACATGGCCTTCTCCATTATTATAGCGAGATGTTACCGCTGAACTTCATGACGCCGGTTGCGGTCATCATTTCTTCGTTGACGGCGCTGATGCTGAACCCCGTCATGAATCCGGACGCTGACCATGTAGTTCCGCCGGGGAAGTTCACTGTGCATGGCGCGGCTATATCGTCAATCGGTGGCCGCGTGGCGGCTGCAAATATGATCGTCACAGATAGCTCGCCGGGGTCGAATAGGTCCGTGGGCATGAACGTGCGGGCAACGGTCGTAGCCATGCTCGTCGTGTCAACCGAACCTCGTTCAATGCCCGACAAATCCATGTCGAGAATGGCGGCGAAAAACCCGCTATCGAATGTGATCGTTGAACCTGTTGCGATTTCTGGTGATGCAGTTGCCATAACTAGCTCTCCGTGTGCTGGATTCGGAAATCAGTCCGAGCACGATACAAGTGATCCTCTCCGCCAAAGGGATCATCCTCGACGGTGTTAGAGCGGCCGCTTATGAAACACGATCGCACATTTGAAACGTGGGACGTTCCCATGTTCCCCTGGAAACCTTCCAACGCGCCGCGTACCGCCTCGGCTAGTTGCGTGCGTTGCAACGTCGTCACGCTGTAGCAATCGATCTGGATTGCCGCATCGGCCATCCCGGACGGGCCGGACATGTTCGCGTGCTGTGGCATCGAGATCATACTGATAACGATGAATGGCTTGCCGCGTGTCGCCGGGGCCGCGTCTTGATAGATGTCGGTCCCAGCGATACTCGTCACGGCCGCCGTGCCCGCGAGCTTCTCGTATATCGATCCGTGGATGTAACTCATGCACGCGCCGCCTCCCGCTCGATGCCCTTGCCGATCTCTCGGCTAATGAACGCCAGCGACCGCGAATGCGTTTCGTTTTCGGCTGCACGAATGTAGGACTTGCCGGGTGTGTACTCGACGATATTCGGATAGTAGTTGTCGTCCGTAAGCGGCGGATCGAACGCATCACGCGGCGGCAGTGGAATATGCACACCCATGAGCGATCGGCTACGCTTCTTTGCCGTGACCTTCTGGGCTTTCATTGCAGCGAATAGCTGCCCAGTAATTCGTCCAACCGGGTTTCCCGATAGCTTCTGGAGCATCACCGGACGCACAATCGAGCTTAGGTCTTTGCGCAACGCCGGCCGGACCGCCTTCTTCTGTGCGGCAGCGGGCAGACGTTTCAACTTGCGCATCAGCGCCTTGTCGCCAAGCATCGAAATGTCTACGGCAAGCCCACTAGCCATCACTCGCACCTGTCGGCAGCGTCTTCGCTTGCCGCTCCAGTTTCACAGCCAATTCGATTGCCGCATGAATCGCGGCGTGGCGTGGCTTCGGCTCGTTGCCTGGATTCGCATGCCGTGCCTGCAGGTCGGCCAACGAATCGCGGGCGGCTTTCAAATCGCTTAGGATCGTCATACTTCCTCCTTACAACTCAGCAGCATCTCGTTGTCGCGATTGTTCCGGTTGTCGATCGACAAGATGCCGAACGTGCGCCCATCGTGTGTCAACCGATGCGTCGTGGTCAGACCGCTGTAGAACCGAATCCGAATCATGTGGGTCAGGTCCGCGATTGTGCCTTGGGCGAACTGAAACTCCCGCCCGGCCGTCGTGACGAATCCGCCCCATACCGTTGATGCCGTGGCCCACGTTCGCGTCACGCCGCCATCCGTGCCCCGTGCTTCCGTCTGGGCCTGGATCGCGAACTGATCCCGCATACCACCAACGCGGCGGATTCTCATAAGAATGGCTCGCGAATAATGTACGGGGCCAACAATGAATCCGTCGCCCGAAGCATTGCTTGCACGATCGTTCCGACTTCCACATCGCTACGGTTTTCATACCAATGGACGATCAGCAAACGCATGGCCTGCAAGATTGCTTCGGGTATGTCCGTGCTGGCCGTCCCGTATCCGGACACGAATCGCACCGTCACGTTATTGATTCCGTCGTACACGCTCGGCCATGATTCGGTTGGGACCGGGACGATCCGCCCCGGCTCCGAATCCGAATCGACCGCATATTTAGCACTGGCCCACGTCTGAGAATCGCCAGCCGTGTCCAGGTACGTTACTGATGTGACACTCGACAGGGGCGGGCGCGGCAAACGTAGCTCTCTGCCGCCAACCGAACTTACCCCCGTTGCCGTCCATCGTTCCTTTCGCGAAGGCGGAAAGCTGTCGAGCTTCAAGTCCCACGTTGCGTTGATCAGTGCCCGGCTCGTCACGTTCTCGACATACTGGCGAGCTGCCACGATCAACGAGTCGATGATCGTGTCGTCCGAACCCGTCGAAACCTTTGCCCACGCCTTCGCCTCTACCGCCGTGAACGGTTCTACCGCAGGTGCTGTAACGATAGTCAACGCCACAGCTTGCCCCTATCGCAACTGGAATACCCGATACCCTGCGACGTGCAGGATCGGATCATTGGTTCCGCCCGATTGGCACACGAACGACGGATAAACCGCAACGATCGGCACGTTGGCCGTCGCCTTCGCGGTGCCCGACTCGACGCCATTGATGTACTGCGTCACCGATGTGATACCGTCGACGTAGAATCCGAGCTTGATGTACGTCGCCTCGGCGATGGTCGCAGCCGCGCCCGTGTCGCCCGCACCGGCCTTTTCGCTAGTGAACAGCAGCACCCCGTCATCAGTGACACATTGCCAGCCGATGTGGTTGGCAGAACTGTTCGCACTGGTCGCGATCAGGGTCGTGTCTCGTTCGGACAGGCCGACGAACAATTCAGCCTTGTCGAACGTATCCACGACTTTGATGCTGGTCTCAAACCAAATGTGCTTGCCGGCAGCCGGAACGAATGCAGCCTTAATACGTTGAAGGTTCGCACCCTGGACCTGAGTTGTGCTGTTGCTGTCCACCTCAAGCACGCCGGATGCAGCGGTACTGATCGCCGCCGCGCCGGTTGTCGATTGCGTCAACAGGTAGTCGCCCGTCGTTGCGGTCGCGTCGTAGGATGTAAAGTCCTCATTCAGGAACACACCGATAGACGGGTCATGCATCCATTCCAATAGCGGAGCGGTTTTCCACATATTAGATTGGAAGTCCGACGACAGGGACGGGTCGTAAAACGATGACCGCCCGGCCGGTGTAAGGTTGCCTTGGGTTGACATAGTGCCTCCTTAGACGATCGCCGTTGCGGTCGGCGTGTGACGCGGCTTGCCCATGATGATGATCACACCACCGAGGACCGGACTGTTGGCAACCTCTACGGCCGCGAGGCGAACATACCCGTACCCGTTGCTCGACAGTTCGTCGGCCTGTGCCTCGATGGCATAGATTTCCGAACTGCCGGCACCCGTAGCAAACCCGGCAGCCGCAGCTGCCGTTACTGCCCCTTCCGTGTCGCCAGTCGTGATCGCCCGGTAATGGAACGGGATCGCAGAAGTGTTAGTCGGCGTAACGTCGTCGCACGCCTCCACGGTGATCGTCGATGTACCCGTCGTGCCGACGCCCTTGTAGATCACGAACATGACCGACTCGTGGCCCTGCATGTTGACCACATCGGACGCGACAGTTCCGGCAAACGCATCCGCAACGGGGTCAAGCCCCTTCACGAGATGCAGGTTTTCAATCATCAGTTGTGACATTTTCAGCTCCTTATGCTCGCGTCGCCAGGGTCACGAACGGGGAAAGGGTGTTGCTTCCCTTGAACGGTGTGAGGGGAAGCAACATCCACGGCTGGCCGTCGACGGCGAAGCAAAAGCGAAACGCGGTTTCTTTGTAATCGAACCGCAGGTGCATCGAGACGGCCGATTCGACGCCGCCCTGTGTGCCGGTCGCGTAGTAGCCGAGGTTGGCGAGAATGATGTCGCCCTCGGTTCCCAGCGTGGCGCAGTATTCGATCGGGATGACAGGCTTGCCCATGAGCGTTGCGTATGGTGCGCCGCTCAATCCGCCCGGTGGCATGTAGGAGGGCAGGCCCGACGCACCGACCGAAAGCGTCATCGTGTGCAGTTGCGGCTCGATGTACTGGTTGATGTACCATGCCGTGCCTGGGGCGTTACGAGC